CATCATCTAAGTTTGGTGTTGAAGTAATAATTGCTTTACCACCTGTTGCTAGAGTAGGAGATATTGAAGTCCAAAACTCTTTTGCAATATTAGGTCTAACGAATGCAAACTCATCACAGTATAGTAAAGAAATTGAAAGACCACGACCTGTGTTTTCTGTAGTTGCTTGTGCTATGATACGTGAACCATTATCGAATTCTAAACTACCTTTATTATAACTTGTAACACCTGCTCTAATGTGGTCAGGGCATAATTCATACGCATGTCTAATTCTATGCATAATTTCTTGAGCACCTGAATACTTGTGAGCCGCAATTAGAATAGTTTGGTCTGGCATAAACATAGCATACCATAATAGATAACCTGCCGCAGTAGTAGATTTACCCATCTGTCTACCTAGCATAGAAATAGAAAATCTATAGTTATGATAAGAATTCAGTAATCCTTTTTGAAATTTATAAGCATCATATGTCATACTACCTTTAGTAGGGTGTTGTATTTTAAAATAATTGTTTAAAAAATAAAAAGGATCATTTGCACACTTACTAAATTCTAATAGTTGTGCATTACTGAACTTTGTTTTTTGATATGCTTTTTTAGTTAAATCTGCCATTTACTTTTTTATTCCGACTTTTCCGTCTTCTTTAATTTCTGCATCTGCTAGTCTTGTAACTCTATCACGCCAACCTACTTCTCCGATTGCACCTGTGAGTGTAACTCTTATATTATCACCAGCATCTGGATCAACACGTGTAATACCGTGTACTGAATTCTTTTGTATCAATACTAATCTATTTGGTTTAGGACTCACAAATGTACCTACACCTTTATCAATTAATGATTGAAACTTTTCTTTTTGTTGAAACATTTCCATTGGACTTCGTAATTCTTTATAACTATCATAATGTTTTGTTCCTTCCATTAATTCTATCCACTGAGAGTATTCTGGTACACTTCCCATAGGAACAATTAATAACGTAGAGTCCCAATTTATTTGCCAATCTTTATGAACATAATACGTATATGTTGTAAAACCTAAATCACTGTGCCATGGGTTTTTTGAGTTTACAGGATATGCATGACAACGCATTGCATAATCTTCAAACTTTCCACCTTCAACATAGTCACCGATATGCTCATACTCATTTAGAAACTTATTAAAATGTTCAAACCAAACATCACAATTATCACCATAAGGATATTTACCTTGCCAACGCTTTTGATTTTTATAATTTGCACCATCTGTATAATGCCAAAACTTATCGTCTCCTTGAGTTTGTTCCCACTCATCGACTTGTACTTGATTTAAAATTTTATCTTGTGCTTCTTCTGGTAAGAAGTCATCAATTACTAAACACTCAGGTGTTCTCATTACAACATTATACATAGCTTTCTCTTTCTCCATTTCTGCTTAAGTCAAGTGTTACGCAATGTAATCCACTGTCCCAGAAATATTTATGTCTAAAATCAAACGGTATCATTTCTACACCATATTTCTTTAACTCAGTTTCAATTCTTTTATCATGACCATTTGTAATTACTGTGTTTTCGTCAATACTTACTACATTTAAATCAAATACTGTTTCGTCTACATATCCAATCCAATGTGATAGCCAATTTTCTACTTTATCTTTATAGAAGTGTTGTATTCTCATTTCATGAAACCATTCAGGCAAATCCCATGGCGTTAAAATAATCTTATCCCAATGTTTTAATTCTTCGGGAATATATTTTTCTTTCCATGTCATTAATAATCCAGGTTTGATAATTGCTAACATACCATCAACATGTCCACACTCAGGCACTTCTATCCATTTAGTTTCACAACCTATATTTCTTTTTACCCATTCTAATCCTGTTCTTGTTCCTCTTGCTCCAAAATCTCTGCCTTCAGAATCATTATAAGGTCTTGAATGAATTAATGTATCTCCGCATTTTATAATATTTGCGGCATGATACATTATCTGAGGTTCCATTGTCTCATAATGTTGATACTGAGATTGTAATAAAGGTCTAGGCATTGCAATATAGTTTCTTCCTTCTTTATGTTTTTCTAACATTATATCTAAGAAGTAATCACTTTCAGTATATCTATTACAGTCACCACCTATAGTATTGATAATAGTATCTCCATAAACTATATGATGGTCACGAGGACATATAGCAGGATATGGAAAATCTGATTTCCATTGTCTTGTACTTTCAGATTTCAAAGGTAGAGGATTTGGTCTGTGAACTTTAACACCTGCTGATTTAAATATATCTGATAATTTTTGAAAATCTTGCTCTGTTTCTTCTAGTATCTTTGACATACTATCAACAAATTTTGTATCATCGAATTGTTCTAAAGACTTTGTATCATAAGTGGAACCAACAATAATCTCTGTTAGTTTATCCCATTCTGTCCATATCATGTATTATCCTAATTAACTTCTAATATAATACTATTTATGCATAAAAAAAGGGAGCCTAAACTCCCTTTTAATTTTAGATAAGTTGAAAATTATTAATATACTTGTGTTGTGCCAAAATATTCGAACTGGTCATTGTAACCATTTGTACTTCTTCTATGATGAGAAAACTCATATTTATAGCCATCAGTATCATATAAAGTAAGCCATACAGTATTTTCATAATTATTAATTACTTGTCCTTCAAACAATTGGTCAAGTACTGTTGCTCTTGCACCGAATTGAGAACCGTCATAATCAATGTTCCATCTTGTATAACTTGACTGAGAATCTTTTGTAAATCCTGATATACGATATCCAGTTGGTGCATGAAGATTTGTGTATGCAGTATCATTTAATCCCCAAGTATGATATGCACTATTGCCTACTAAGTTAAACACATTAGAAGGTATTGTATCACTTAATTCTATTGTTCTACCTGATGGAGCATGTACAAATTTAACGATTGTTACATCTGTAGTCATACCATTTGCAGTCCAATCAGGGTGGTCACTAGACATGTCAACATGGTCATTTACGTAAGAATTGATATTAGTATTATAACTAGCACCTGTAATACGTAGATAATGAGTACGTGCCTGTGCTGGTGTTGACGTTGATGTGTCGTTAATTGTAATGTATGCAGTCTCGGCTACCGTTGTGGCTGGGAAAGCTAGACCGTTTAAATCTGTGTTATGAACCTTGCCTTTAATTCTTTCTATACCGGTACCATCATCCATGTCATCTGCATTAATTGTTATTTGAAAAGTAGCAGTATTATTATTAACTGTTATTATTTGTGTTCCAATTGGATAGCCAGGAGCGGAACCGTCTTGTGTTCCATCGGTGACACCGCCACCAGAGATATCAGTGTTGAAGTCAAAATTACTACCTGTAGTACTTTGCCCAGTCATTGAGGTCAAGAATTGAGTACCATCTGCTACAAGTGTTGTAGTAAATGTAAATGTTATTGTTGTGCCTTCGTTTACACTTGTTCCTGCATCATGTGTTAATGCATAAGTAGGTGTTGAAGGAGTGACAACGTTTGTGTTTTCTGGATTTGTTTTCCATGCGGCTGTTACAGCCGTATCTGTTATTAGTCCATGGTCTTGTGTGTCAACCACTGCTAAATCGTTTACTGTAGATAAATTAACATATCCTCTTGTACCTGATGTTGCTCCTAAAGAACCTCTATGTAGAGCACCTCTTGTTGGCAAGTCATCTGCCGAATCTGTTATTACTCCGAAGTCTTCTAGTTCCGCTAACCAGATAGAACGTCTTACTCTTACTTTAGGGCCAGCACCTGAGTTTTGCCAGGTTATACCACGATATTTTGCCATCTGTATATCTCCTTAATTTTTTTACGTTGGCCAAATAGTTGCCGATGTAGCTGTATCAGTTATTGATCCATTGTCCTGTGTATCGACCACTGCTAAATCATTTACTGTGGATAAGTTAACATAACCACGTGTACCTGATGTAGAACCAAGTGAACCTCTGTGTAGAGCACCTCTTGTTGGCAAGTCATCTGCGGAGTCTGTAATTGCTCCGAAGTCTCCTAATTCTGCCAGCCAGATAGAACGTCTTACTCTTACTTTTGGTCCTGCTCCGGCATTTTGCCAGGTTAAACCACGATATTTTGCCATCTTAGTCTCCTTTAGAATAACTCTTTTTAATCTCTGTTAATCATATTTATCAAAAAAGCAGTCTAAATAAAGACTGCTTTTAAATTTTAATGAATTTTTTATTCTTGGTGGTCTTCGTGGCCATCCATGTCGCCACCGTCATGCCACAAATCTTGCTCTGTTAACATTTCGCCATTTGCTCCTGCCCATGGTGAATGCATTGAGTTATCCCAATCAGTTGAATGAGTGTCATAGTCTACATTTTCTGCAGGTACATAAGCCCATGTCATTTCTGCTTGGTTTTCCTGATGTGATTGATGTTCCATTAGTTCGTGCATTAGGTCACGTGCATTTTTTCTTTTATCAAGTTCGATGCCACATGCTCTACCTTCTGCTTCCATCATGTCTTTGACATGTTTTTCCATTTCAGAAGCCTGACGTTGCAGGTCTTCCATCATCTGGATCATAGTTTCTGAATGATACATTAGTGTGTCTCCTCTCCACACTTGATAGAATTATCAAGTTGTAACTGTATTTAGAGGATTCTTTAAATTATTGATTATTTGTTAGAATTATGAGCCGCCGCCATAGAGCCGACTGCTTTAGCACCATGCTTGATAGCTTTTCCTGCCAACTTTGCCGCGCCGCCGACAGCCTTACCAACAGCTATTGCCGCCAATGGAAGTACTTCATCTACTTTTTCGTTGCCTGCAAGTTTTCTTAGTCTGTCTAAATCTGTTGTTTCTTTTTTTGATTTTCTGTGTGGTTTACCGCATGATTCACATACTGGTTCATCACAATCACAACCACAGTCACAATATTCAGAATCTTCGTTAGTTGATTCTGCCATACCTAGGTCATCTAATCTAGTTAGTATCCAATCCATTGGATCTCCGTCTCTAGCTTTTTGTGTACCATAAGGCATTTCATCTGAATAGTAATCGAATAAGTCTTGATATAGTTCTCCATCAAGTTCCATATCATTTATATTTGATACGCCATGTTTATCTAAGATTGCTTTTACTTCATCTGCTTCAAAACCTTCTTCAATAGATTCATTAGCTTTTTCTTTTTTATCTTTAGCGGCTTTTTTCATTGTTTCTTTTTTATTGCCGTCTTTATCAATATCTGCAAAATCTGGTTTTGCTTTTTCTTCTACTTTGTCATCTTTGTCATCTTTGTCATCTTTTTTACCTTTTTTCTTATCTAGGTATGCTTGAAGACCTGGATTAACTTTACCTTCGTCAACTGTTTCAAATTCATTCATTAAAGATTCAAAAATTTCATTTTCATCTAGTGAATATTCTAACGGGTTATCGCCTCTTGAAGGTTGTAACTTTTTAGGTTGTTTTGAAATGCTTTCTGGAGATTTCTTTGAGTAATCATCTAAATCTAACTTGTCATTAGCCGGTGTAGCCTGATATTCGTTTTCTTCAACACTTTCCATACCACATTGTGGTTCTGATTGCATACCTGCAAGTTGCATCATACGTAGAACTTCTTCTGGATGTTCTGTGCTTGTGTTCGATGTAGTAACTGACTTTCCGTTATCATCAGTAACAGTTAAATTATAATGTTTGCTCATTTTTTATCTCCTGAGATAACAGATGGACTAGATTTTTCTTCTGTATCCATTTGTTCTGGTGCTTGGTCTCGTACTTCTTTCGGACTTAGTTCATTTTCTACTGTGTCAGTTTCTTTTGGTGTTAATGACTTTAGAAAATCACTTATGAAAGTACGACCATAGTTTGCACCATCGTCTGATTTTGATTCTTCTTCGGAAGTAAGTTTTGCTTCTTTGTTTTCTTCTGCTTCTTCCTCTGTTGGTTCCCATCCTTCTGGATGTACTGCAACGTATGTTAAATGCATACCTAACAAATCAGAAAGTTGTTGACGTAAGATATCGGCTGATACAGGATAACCTGTAACAACATCAATCTTCGATACTTCTGAATTTTCTACCTCTTTAAAGAACATTGGGTTTTTTGATACTGGTGTAGTAGATGTTTTTGACATAGTTCTAAGGTCATATTTGCCTAAAAACTTTTCAATTCTATCTTCTGCATTAGTATCTAATTCACAGCAAAAACGCATTGTGAATTTATGTTCTTTTTCTGATTCTGTTAAAAACTCTTTAAATTGTTTCATGTTGCTCTCCAACGTACTACTCTTATTTATCATTTTTGTTATTTTTTTCTGGTTTTTTACCAGTTACTTCATCTGCAACCTTTTGTGCATTAGCAATTCGCTTCAATAATTCGTTTCTATCAAGGTTTAGAGAGCCTTCTGACTCTAATTCGTTGTCATCTTTGCTAGTATCCCTATCTTTTTGATGGTCTAGCTTCGCTTTTTGCAACTGTAGATTAATCATTTTGAGTTTTCTGTCTACTTTGCTGTCTTTGGCTTCTTTAGCTGTCTTTAATAGCTGATTTGCTGTCTCTAATATCTTTGCACCTGCATGTACTTCTACATTCATACCTAATTGCAGTAAATCTTCAAATGTTTGCATGGCTTTTCCATGAATATCGTCCATTTCTCTGTCATGTTCATTTAAATCTGATACCATAGGAAGTGATGCATCGATTTTCTCTGCATTTTTCATTTCAGTATTGATGATTTTGGTAATTTCGTTAGATTCTTCTATAGAAGGTGTGTCACGTTCAACTTCATTCTCATATGTCTTGTCTTCTTCCGCGCCTGTAATGTTAAACGTTTCTTCTAATTTTTTAGTCATCTGTTATTCCTATTATATCAGTAGTTAATAGTATTTATCATTGCTAAAAATTATTTCTTTTTTCTTTTGACAGGTTTAGGCTTTTTTGTGTTTTGATATATGTCACCTTCGTTTAATACACGAAAACGCATGCCTCTTTTCTTAGCCCAAGAGGTTGCCGCATCCCATTTAGCAAAATTCTGTACAACAGCCGCTTTGTCTGTTCTTCTTCTTGCTAATTCTGGGTTAGATTGTGTTGAAGGTTTGATTTCAACCAACTCTGCATTCTTATTGCCCTTTTTATCCATATAAACAATGATAAAGTCAGGAACGTATCCAGTAACTTTGCCATTTAAAGGGTTTTGATATGTTATCTTACAAGGTTCACTTGCCCAAGCTACAACACTTGGATTATCATCACAGAAATTCATGAAAGTGTGTTCCCAACTACTTCTAAAAGTAGGCTCACCCCTCCCAGAGTACTTCTGTGGGTTTTTTATTGTATATTTTCCTTGATGATATTTCTGTCTCATTTAATAATTGCTCTTTGGACCATAGCGTTAGGTTTAGATGGTTTTATTGTACCAGTCTGATAACCAAATCTCAAAGAACTATTAATTACAAATGCGCCTAAATCATTTAAGTCAAAGTTAGGTTTAATTTCATCGACTAGTTGATATGGATTTAGTCCGTAACTTCTTGCTACGTTTGTTATTTCTCTAGCAAATGTATCTGCTTTGGCTTCTGTGAAGCCTTTCTTTCGGAATTTTGCCTTTAATACATCTATGTCGAATGCCATCTTATAAACCCCTCGTTAAATTCTTTAACACATTAATAGAAGATTGTGCGTTGTTAAGTGAAGTAGCATTTGCCGATGTTCCATTTGAAGGGACAGTAACAGTCTGATTTGCTTGTCCACCACTTCTTGTATTTGAATTATTAATACCGTCTCTAACTAAATCTCCTAAGATACCGAACTTACTTTGTTTCGTTTTACTTAAATTCTGTATAGAACCGATACCCGAATTTCCTAAAAGGCCTTGAGCCGCTGAATCTCTTATGTTACCCCAATTAATACTTCTTCCATTGAAGAAAGCATTTACTAATTCGTTTTTAATCGCTCCTCCTAAGTTACTTCCACCGTATCTTCCTGTACCGCCGTCATATGTGTTACCTAAGTTGGCAAAATCTGCTATTTGAGGATATTTTGTTTCTGGAACAAAAGGATCAGTAAATCTTTCATTTGTTGGAAGAGCCTCTACAAACTGATGTCTTGATTTTGCTTCTTCAAATTCTGCTTGTGCAATTTCATTCTGTGCATCTAACACATTTGAAAATTGAGCAGGGTCAATGTCTTGGCCATTGAATTCATTCATAGGTAAACCAGAAAATTTTACTGCATTATTAAGTTTTGTTAACTCATCAAGTTTTTGTTGATTGATAAGTGCTTGTGTTTCCGCAGTTTGGTTAGCAAGTGAAGACCTATCAGTATTCTTTGACCAGAAAGGAAGTTCTTGTTCTTCGTTTACTGCACTAAGAACATCACTTGGATCTTTCTTAAATTGTCCTAATAGGTCATTAAGTCTATTATTCCATTCATTCGTCCCTGCTTCTGTGTCACGAATACCTGATTGACTAACTAAAGACTCCAGTATATACGGTTGACCATCTGTCATCCATTTAGGGAATGCTATCTCATCTGTAACTGTTTCGAATGTGACATTTTCTGGTTGCAGATTAAAGTCAATCATCTTTAATTGTGCATCGGCATAATCACTCGGTGAGAAATTAATAGATGTAACTAAAGGGTTAACTAGTGTAATTTTTTGAATTTTTCCTGTGCCTACTTGGTCATGTACAGTACCAGTAAAGTCAGTTGGACTTGGTGCACCGTCTAAGTTACCAAAGAAGTGAAATATTACAACTTTTTCAAAATTTTGATGAAATGATTTTCCAGATGTTGGGAACTTTCTACCTTGATTTATATCAGCAAGACTACTTTCTATGTTTGCTGTATCAGTCGGTAAAGAACCGTTCTTAAAAAATCTATTATAGATATTGTTCATTAAGTTAAAAGTATCACCATTGATAGTATCATACATACTAATCGATACTTCACCAAAATCTACACGTGTAGGAATATATGTTCGTTTACCATATCTATCGATTGGTACAGTGGAAGTGGCAATAGATACCCCACCTACTGCTTTAACGAATCTGTTATTTGGAAGTGATTGGCCTAAGGCGCCTGAATTAACTGTGTGGAATTCCACATACCACATATCTCCAAATTTTGGAGCTGTAGTAATGGGTCCGACACCGTCGAACCCAAATCTTTTTCTGGCATTACTGCTATCCTGAACTACAATATTGCCTTGCTTATTGTTGCCGCCTTGTTTCTGTGTAGCCATAATAGCCTACCTCAGATTAACCAAGAATACTTGAATTATTAACGAATGTTGTGTCAGGCATAATTTCAGTATCAGTGAATACTGCGTTATCGTACTGTAGTGTTAGTGCGATTGTCACAGGATCTGAAACTGAGTAATCTGACTGAGAATAATCTGCATTCTGAACAAAACAACCTTCTAGTTGCCATTGTTCGTTTGGATTGCCTGAGTTACCGTCAAGTATTTCAATTAATGTAGAAAACTTGTAGTTAGTACCTGCCGCCGGACCAGCTTGATTTCTGTGGTTCAACTGTGATTGTACTTGTCTACCTACTAGTTTAGTTAAATTGTTTGCAATATCATCACGTAGAGTAATTGTGATAGGTTCCCAAGTGTGTTTACCCATCATATACATACGAGAGTTATATGAATCTACAGGAATTGATTCGTGTGTAATCTTTGGACGAGTTACGTTCATAACTTGTCTTGTGAATTCGGTAGTGTTTGTAGCCACTCCACCGAAACCTGCTACTTGAACACGGAAACGATAGTTTAATTTAGGCTGTAGAATACCTGAGCCAGTTACGCCATCGCCGCTGTCTGTAGGTACACCAAAAGTATTTAATGTTCTTGCCATGTTTTTGTCTCCTAAAAAGTTTCGAAACTTTACTTTATATAAGAGTATTTATCTTTTATGAATATAATTAAAGTTGTAGTTAATAAAAACCCGACATTACTGCCGGGTTTCTAAGATTTTTATTGGTTTTTCTCAGCTTACGCTAGAGATTCGCCTGTATTTCTGATACGTAGTGGGATGTAGATAAACTCTACTGCTTTCACTGGTTGAATTGCAACGTCTACCCATAACTCGTTTCTATCGATACGAGCCGGAGTATTGTTTGATTCGTCACAAACAACTAAGAAGTCGAATAGACCTCTGTTAGTTACTAGTTCACCACAGAAACGTTCTACTGCATCACGCATGTTATCACGTGTGATTTTGTCATTCTGTTCGAATAAGAAACCACGAGATAATTGATCCAAATTGAAACGCATATAGTTTACAAGTCTCGCAACATTAATACGGTCAAGTGCTGATGCAAATGCCTGTGCTGTTTTTTGACCATAAACTACTAGACCTTGATTTGGAAGGTCTGCGATTGGATTAACACGTGAAGTATAAAGTGCATCACGTTGTCCGTTACTTAAACGAACTTGTGCAAATTCACTTTCATCTGTTACGTAACCTACTTTAC